TGGCTGAAGTCGTCGTCCAAGCTCGCGTCACGACGACGGCCGGCATGGTCCGGCTGTTTCTGTACGACGGCACGACGTACCGATTCTTCGACGAGATCGCGGTCGCCGCAGCAACAGTTTCGGCAACCGTCAAAGGCACTCGCGTCAGCGCGCTATACAACAACCTCATCCTGCCGTCGGCTTCGTGGTCGCTCGTGGTGGCGACTCACAACGCGGAAAGCATCGACGTGGTCGCACTGGGGGCGGACCTGTGAACGACGGCATTCGCCCGCAGGGGCAATCGGGCACGCCGCTGCCCTACGGACTGCTGGGCAGCCAGGACAGAATCGCGCCGATGCCGGATTCGTATTGGCATCCGGAGGCGGCGAATTGGATGGCTCGCGTGCGCCAAAACGGCGGAGAGGTAAGCGCTCCAACCATGCGCGCTGTGTCGCGTTTCTGCGCGACAATTGAATCCGCCGGCATCCGATCACTTTTCTACCGTTTGAACCTATTTTGCGGAAATTCGGACGCGACATTGGCCGCCGTGCGCACGCCTCTTTTCCGTGGTCCGTCGCTGGGTGGAACACAGTATGGGAACGCGACGGACACGAATAACAACTTCGTCGCGGGTGATTACGTTGAGACGGGAGCGACGGGCGGGCTAAAGGGAAACGCCAGCAATAAATCACTAAACACCGGGCTTCTTTTGTCTGACTTGCCGTCTTCGCCAAACGGCCACATTTCAGCGTGGGCAAAAGATCAGACGGTCGCGAGGTCAGGCTGGATCGTTGCGTGGGGCCAAGGGTATGTGAACGGCGCATTTATTGAGCACTCCGCAGCCGGATCGCGAAACATTTCTTTCGGACGCGAATTGAGCGGCAGCTTCACGGCAAACACCGTGAAGCAGTTCCTCGTCACTCGGTCATCAACGACCGACCAGAGGACTTACCACGACGGAAGCCTTGTAGAGACAAATACTACCCCTCCCACGGGAACATTGACAGCAAACGCCGCAGTGCCGTTTCACATTTTTACCCGTCGCGTCGGCACTACTGTTGAGTCTTGGACCGATGCAAGAATGAACTGCTACAGCATCGGCGACAACCTCAGCGGCGCACAAGTCACGTCGTTCCGGTCGGCTCTTGCCACATTTTTTGACACACTGAGCCGCACATGACCCTCACAGACATCACCATGCCGGTGTCCTACGAGTGGGGAATCCAGCATGCCCTGCTGTTCTCACCGCAGTTGGCCCAGCGACTCGATCAACTACACGCGCAGTACGGCAGGCCCGACTGCCTTGCCACGCCGCGACTGACTACCGACGGGCGCTACATGCTGACCGCTGACATCCTGACCGCCGTCGTGCCGGGCGGCTACCTTCATGCCATGTGGCAGCACGCCGACCAGTCGATGCTCCTGCCCAACGTCGCAGTTGTGCCGATCGCCGACGGGATAGCCCTACTGCCTCCTGACTCGCTCGACACAGCGTTCCGCGAGGCCGCCACCCTATGAACGACATCCTGCGAACCGCGTCGACGTGGCTGGAAGCACGGCGGCACGCCGTCGCCACCACCGACGTCGTCTACCGCCGCGAAGACCGCGCGGTATCGCTCCGCGCGACGATCGGCCGCCAGGAATACCAGCAAGACGACGGCGCCGGCGTCATCACGCGGGCGGAAGACCGGGACTTCCTCATCCGGGCCACTGACCTCGTCATCGACGGCATGCGAGTGCTGCCGGAAGCCGGCGACCGCATCGAGGAAACCGATAACGGCACGCTGTTCATCTACGAAGTGCTCCCCGTCAGCAATGCGCAGCCGTGCTACCGGTATTCCGACCCGTACCGGCAAACGCTGCGCATCCACACCAAGCTGATCGGCGAAGAGGGGGGCAACATATGCCGGCAGTAGCCGCTGACATCGCCGCCGCCATCCTCGCGGACCTCACCGGCCACACGTTTTCGCCGCCGATCACGGCCGCCCGAAAGTATTCGCCGGACCTCGACCTCCGCGCCCTGGACGGCGTGCGCGTCACCGTCGTGCCGCGGTCGAACACGATCACCAACGCCGACCGCTCCCGGGTCGCCAACGAAATCGCCGTCGACGTGGCCGTGCAAAAAAAGCTGCTGAACGTCAGCCCGGAGGAAGTCGACCCGCTCATGGAACTGGTCCAGAACATCGCCGACTTCCTCACCCGGCGACCGCTGCCCACCGTGGCGGGGGCGTCATGGCTCCGAATCGCCAACCAGCCGATATACGCGCCGGAACACCTCCAGGAAAAACGGCTGTTCACCAGCGTGCTCACCGTCACCTACATCGTCCACCGCTAAGAGGAAACACCCATGGCCAACACCAATGCCCCCGCGGCCGCCGCCGCGCAGTTCGCCACGATCGCCGACCAAGTGGCCACGTTCATGAACAAGGCCCGGGAGACCGCCGCCGACGGCCTGACCTGGATGGAGTTCGGCGAACTGCTCCTGTCGCTCCTGCGGCTCGTGCTCACGACGCTCGACTCAGTCCAGACGCTTTCCGGGGCGGAAAAAAAGGCGATCGCCTTGGGCGCGGTGGAACGGCTGTTCGAGGCCGTGGCCGACAAGGCCGTACCCGCCGCGGTCTACCCGCTATGGCTGCTTGTCCGCCCGGCCGTCCGGTCGCTCGTCGTCGCGATCGCATCCGGGGCCATCGAGAAGCTGCTGCCGCTGGTGAGGGTCTGACATGCCGCTGCCCACGATCCAACAAGTCCGGACGCTCGCCCAGTGGTCGCCGCTGCTTGGGTTCGCACGCCGCTGGTCGGCCGAGCCCAACGCCAACCGACAAGGCGAAATCCTCGCCGACGCGCTGGAGTGGGCGGCCAGCCAGACCGCCGGGCGGATCGACGACCAACTCGCCCAGCACATCGCCGCCGTCCTGCGGACGAACGAGGGCGCGGCCCTCGTGCGTCTGCTCCTCGAACTTGCCGCGCAGATGGAGGCCAAGTCGTGACTGTGATTCAGTATGCCCAGGTGGCACTCGCCGTCGGCTGTCTCGTCTACGCCGCCATTCTCATCGGCCAGCGGCTCCGGGGGCGGCTGACGCGCCGCGAGCGGACGCCCGTGGATGACCTGCGGCTGGTGATCGACCTTGCCGCCCGGCTGCGCGACCAAAGGAAGACCGACGCCGTGGCGGTATGCCAGCGGCTGCTCGACGAGCTCCTCAAGCCGGAGGCACCGCAGTCGTGATCCGCGCCGCCGTTCTTATCACCGTCGCGCTCGTCCTGCTTGCCGGCGTCCCGCAAGTGCCGTCCTGCACCGCCCGACGGGCCATCGTCGAAAGCCCGGCGACCGCCGCGGTCTACGTCTACGAAAAGGACGCCGGGCCGATTCCGGCCGGCGTCACCGTAGGGCTCGACCGGCTGAACCGCGAGCGGCGGATCGTCGCGACGCTCCTGGAACACGACTCCACGGACGGGTCCGGCGACGTGCCAGACCAGTACCGCGCCGCCCTGGAGGCCGCCCGCAAAGCCGGTCTCCCGGCCGTCGTCGCACTGGCCGGCGAGACCGTGCTGCGGGTCACGCCCGCGCCCACAACCGCAACCGCAGTCCTGGAGGCCGTGCCGTGACGACCATCCACCCCCGCCTCATCGACGTCTTTCCGGACGAGCACGACGGCTACCCCGACCATCTCGCGGCCGAGGACACGACCGACGCGCTGCGCGACGCCTGCGGCGACGCCTCGCGCGACTTCCCGGAATCCCTGTGGATCGAGCCGCGCGAGTGGGCCGCCCGGGCCGCCGAAAACGACCAGGCCAACGCGTGGGCCATGAACTTCCTCGACCGCTACACGAACCAGACGCCCACCCACGAATGCACCTGCCATTCCCTCCGGGCCAACCTCGAAGCCGCCCGCAACCGGGCCCGCGGGATCATCTACCGGGAGGGACCGCAGGCCGGCTACCGCTATGCCGAGTCGGGCCAATACGGCTCGGTCTGGCTGTCGCCGCTGTCGGTCTACGCGGAGGCCAACCCGCAACGCTGGGGCGGCGCCAACGTCCGCCGCGTGCTCGAAATCGCCGTCCGCCGCGGGATGCTGCCGGACAAGCTCCAGCCCGCCGAATACGGCTTCCGCCACGCCCTCGCGGGAACCAGCGGCCGGGGCAACCAAAACCAAACTGGGGACTCGTGGGTGGCCCTGAATCGGTTCCCCACCGGGTGGGAGGAAACCGCCCGTATGTTCCGCCCGTTGGAGGTGATTTTCCCGGCCAGCTACGAACAGGCCGTTTGCTGCGTCCTCCACGGAATGGTCGTCAGCGTCGGCCGCAACGGCCACGCGGTGCCGTGGGCCCGATGGATACCCGGGCAGCGGCTCATGGCGTACCCGGATTCCTACGACCTCACGCGGTACGACTCCGAGCGGACCGCCAAATCCGCGTGGCGGGGCTCGTTCGCGATCGCGTCCTGCACCCTCCCCGACGACTGGAGCCGGCCGGCCGCCGGGTGAAACCATGAAATCCGCGTTCCTCGCGCTCCTGTTCGCCGCGGCCTGCACCATCGCCGCGGCCAGCCCGTGCGACAACTGCCACGGCGCCCGGGTCGTCGGCCCCGGGCCGGTGCGGTTCGCCTGCCCAGTCTGCGCCGGGACGGGGACCGTGCCCGACCCGAAGCCGGCCAGCGCGGCCCAGGCCGACGACGGGCCGACGTTCACGGCCGCGACCGCCGCCGGTGACACCGAGCCCGCCGCAACGCCGCCGGCCGCCGGCCGCCCGCGCCCGGTCGTCGCCCGGGTATCGGCCGCCCGCGGAAACGAGCGAGACATCGGCTCCGGCGTGCTCGTGCGAGCCAACGGCACCCGCGCGATCGTGCTCACCAACTGGCACGTTGTCCAGGACAACCGCACCGGAATCACCGTGGCATGGCCCGATGGCACCACCGCCGCAGGCCGTGTCGTCGCAGCGGATCGGAAATGGGACTTGGCCGCGGTCGCGGTCGCCCCGCCGGGGGCGACACCCGTGCCAATCGCCGCCAAGGCTCCCCGAATCGGTGACCGCCTGACGATCGCCGGCTACGGCCCCCGCGGGCAGTACCTGGAGCAAACGGGCGCCGTCACCATGTACGCCGGGCCTCCAGGCCGCCATCCCCCGGAGTGGGTCGAATGCCGGGCCGCCGCCCGCAGCGGAGACAGCGGCGGGCCAATGTTCAACGCCGACGGGGAATTGGCTGGCGTGCTGTTCGGATGCCGCGACGGGCTCACCGTCGGGAGCTGCTCCACCCGACTGCGGGCATTCCTCGCCGCCGTGCCCGACGAGGCCGCCGAGGCCGCCGAGGTCGCTACGCCGGCCCGGCCCGCGCCGGCCGCCGCTACCGCCAAGTGCCGAAACGGAAGGTGCGACCGATGAAGACCGCCAGCCAGGCCGCACGCGAAACCGCATGGGATGCCCTCGCCGCCTACCCGATCCGCCGGGCCATGCTCGGGCGCGAAAGGTGCGACGCCCTCGCCGCCCTCGCCGCGGAGGAAGTCGGATACGAAGCGTTCGCCGGGGCCAATCGCGGAGCGTTCGCGGCCGAGCACGCCGAAGGATCGCGCCGCCGCATCGCGCACCGAGTCGCCAACCGCTACCCGGAGCGGTGCGGATTCGCATTCACCACGTTCCTGCTGACCTGGGCCATTTCGGCCATCGTGCAGGCTTTGATCGCCCGTTGGTGGAACCAACACGGGGGGCCGTCACGATGACCCAGCGCAGCCGCGACGTGATCGACGTGGCAATCAGGGTGGCCCGGGAATTCGGGTTCCCGTGCCTCGTGTTGTCGGTCGTCATGTGGTGGGGACAACTGGCCGCCGTCGCGCTCCACGAAACCGTGCTCCGGCCGGTCGTCGAATCGCACACCACGTTCCTAAAGGCCACGAGCGACACCCTTTCCACGCTCTCGCGAGCGCAAGAACGCCAAGCCGACACGCTCGACGAACTCGCCGCCGGCCAGCGCGACCTCCAGCGGGCGCTCGGGACATTCGGCGCAGACGGGGGGGCCAAATGACCGCCAAGGTCACAATCGTCGACCACACGTCAGACGTGCGCCGGGCCATGCGCCGGGCGACGTTCAAGAACCTCGGCCACGCCGGCGCGAGCCTGCGCATTGCCGCCCGCCGACTGATCCGCACCAAGCAAACGGCGAGCGACCCCGGCCGGCCGCCGAACACCCGCAAGGGTGCCCTGAGAAACTCGATCCTCTACGCGGTGGAAGGCGACCACACGGTCGTGATCGGCCCGGCCGTCCACTTGATTTCCGACGTGGCTCGGGTTCACGAGCACGGCGGCACGCAACGGCCGCGATCGCTCCGTGGCAAAACGCACGAAACCCTGCTCGCCGCCGGCACGAATTGGGAACTCCACGTTGGCGGCCATGGCCCCGTCGGCGACTCCTCCGGAACGGCCTACATCAAATTCACCACGCAATCGCAGGTCGACAAGAGCGTGCGGTACATCGAATCCGCGCCGTCCGACGCCTTCGGCAACACGCGCAAAGCGCGGCTGCAAGCCGAGAAACGTCGGGCTCGCGCCATGGTCGCCGCGCAGGGCGGCGTCGCCACCTACCCGCAACGCCCATTCATGGGACC